CGCATAAGCACCGAAAAGTCAGCCGATACCCTGACCGTGTGGTCAGCATTGGTAAACCCTGAACTTCTCCATGTCGCAACGCCATTGCCAACAGATCCTGGTGCCGTAGCTAAATCATAGCTCTTACAGTAATATCTTTTACATAATGCTAATTCATTCACCACGCTCCTATATTCAAAAGCTGTGTTAACAAGACCCGGTTCAAATTGGAATTCAGTCAGTTCAAAATTCTTCGTCGTTATGGCTCCCGCCTCAATCTTAATTTCAATCTCAATACCGTTGGAACAGTCACCCAGGGCAACCCCCAGGTAGCTTAAACCACTAGCCGTTGCGCTTGCGATTGATTGAGCGCCTGAATCGCTAATAGCTGTAACCGCAGCGAAGTTGTCGGCAACATCTGCCTTGCGAACAAAAATGGTGTAGTCAATGGCTGACCCAACATCATGATAAACCTGCATCCCGATAGAAACGGTCTGGTTCTTGAACTTCACCGCATCTGCTGCCTCCATACGGTATCTATGATAGAGAACGCCGGTACCGGTTAGCGATACACCTGAGAACCTAAACGCCTTACCGGATACACCAACATTTGCCGCTGCCGTAACCCCGAAAGACCCTGCCGTAACTACTGTACCGGTTGCCATACCCTCGTGCCTGTCAGGGCCGTATAGGTTTGAAAGATCCCAGCAGTATTCATCTTTCACAAGAGTAAACGCCGTTACACGCTGATTGATTGCGCCTATACCGTTAATAATAGCATTTCGTCCGGCCGCAGATAGTGCTATGATAGCCTCCGCAACCTGATCCCTATTGGCTCCAGTAATATCAAGCGTTAATCCAGCGGCCAAAACAGCGTTTACAAGTTCGTCCATCCATATATTGTGATCATCTGCTTCAAGTCGTGTGCCTGCTACTGCCCCCAGTTCATCAATGAAACGATTTGCGACACTATCAAGCGCTGTGGTTTTAAACATTTCTAACCTCCTTATCCGTCACATGTCGCAACGCCGCAAACAGCAACGCCGCAAACGTTATCGGATTGTATCACACTAATTTTAGGCACCAAGTGACCTGGTGCCAACTTTTGAAGCAACGCATCAAGCCTTGTCGCTTCGGCCTTGTTATCAACAGTACCAATTACCCAGTAGTAAAATATCCAATAGGGGCCAAGACTTCCGGCACTCCAACATCTTGCCACTCCGGTTCTCGCAACGCCGCAAACGTTACCTGCTGGTGCAACCGGCGGCTTGTTCTCATACAGCGTTACATTTAAAAAACCTGCTTTAGTGACTTGCTCTTGAAGATATACGATGTCTTGATCACCCAGGGCTACATATCGCTCAAGGGTTTCGGCCTGTTTTTCAGCTAAAGACTTTGTCTCATTAAAAGATAGTCCGTACTGCTGGTACCAATCTTCCTGCGTATCAATTGCCGTGCCTGGATTCGACTCCCTGACAACATATTGCAAATAATCACGGATTCTTTTCGGCTCTTCGTTAAGAGCAAACAGCAAATCAGCAAAATAGCCCGGCAATATCCGCCAGAGAAACCCTTTTTTCGGTATCAGCTTTTCAACAAGATTGATCATGGCGGCCCCGTTATCGTTCCTAAAATTGCAAGTTCGTTAAACAAAAGCGTTGTATATTCTACGATTCCGCCATCGCTTAATGTCAGGGTTACGGATTGAGCGCCTGAATTGATATAGATCGCTTCAATTCCAGATCGTGACACCACATTTTTAACATCAATCTGGTCTACAAATTGTTGCGGTTCTCTTTCGAGCAAATAAGCCTCAACGTTTTCGGCAAATGCGGCCTGAATCTCTGCCGTATCAGGATCAAGAGCCGTCACATTAATATCAAATACTACTTCCACCATGGCCGGTACATTGATAACCACTGCTTGCATCGGTGCCCGTGTTGGATCGTCAATATATTCCTGTACCTCTGTCAATTTAGCTCCTGACGGTATCCTGCTTGCCTCACCATCGTTAAGCGGATAAACATATACATACCCCTGCGTGATTGCCGGCACTTCTCTGTGACCCCACGCAAATGCTCTGGTAATTCCGGCAACTTCTTTAGCCCAAACCACATAATCAACCAAAGATCCGCCCTGTGGTGGCAGTTTTTCCCGCTCTGAAATCCTGGCACGATAATCTTCAATGGCTTCTTGGTCTTCACCCTCTGTCACAGTTGCCGTTATTGTAGCCTGATTATCAAGCCCGGTAATGGGCTGTAAAATAGTTATAAGCGAACCGTTCACAAGGTTACTGGTTTCGCCAGATGTAAGACAAAGCACATTTCCTGCGGCCACGCCGCCAGCTATGGTCATTTCCGCTTGAACAGAATATAAAAGACCGTTGGAATTCCCACGGAATTGCCGCCCGATAGGTATAACCGTTCCGTTGTCACCTACAAACCCTGCCGTTAATTCAGCCGCAACCGCTACCTTACGAGCTATGTCGTATTGATCACCCTTTAACTCAAGGCTGTCACCGTCTTGGGTTATCGTAAAAATCTGCTTGATTGCCCATTGCCCGAATTTATACAGAATTGTAAAGACACCGGCAAGCGCAAAGGCTACAACACGGTTGAACGCCTTGAACATCAAAGGGGTTGATTGACTTATGCTCGATTCAATATCGCTTATAATCCTGTCGTTTATTTCTTTAGTTGTTGGTATTTCTGGCGCTGACATTATATACCCTCGACTTTTGCGGTGACCGGATACAATATCCCGGCTTCCCAGTTCAATTCATATCGGAAAGTGGTCGTTTTACCATCCGGATCTGTAATTAAGATTGCAAGATTCACCCTATTTAGTTCCGGCCATATTGCAGCCGCTTCAACGGTCTGTGCGATTTTCTGATTAATCATCCATTGCAGCGCATCTTTTGCGGCATCTTCCACATCTCGCAGATAAGCAGTTGTAATCGCTTTCGGTCTTACCCTTTCCTCAAAGTCTGATCCTATTTGCCTGTCCGGTTCATTCTCATTCAGTGCATTTGCCCAGTAGCCTAAGCCTGTAAACAGCGATATATTGACGGCATTTTCCAAGCCGCCAGGATCCATCAGTGGTTGACCGCCAGTATAGATAATCTGCCCACCGTCAGCCGTTAAAATAAAGGCCGCATCTCCATCGAATTGATCTGTCATTATAACATCGCCTTATGTGAGATCAAATGTCTGTTCAACATAATCGACACCATCATCTCTGTTTGCATCTACGTTAACGATCTCAAGATCAACGCCCTCTGCCTGTGGCGGGATCTCCTCAAACCTGATAGTACATGAAATCCGTGCTGCTATAACTCCCTGAATCGGCACGTTTGTTTCGGTCGGAACAAACTTGACCATATTTGTAACCCAGGGCCTTACGATCAGGCCCGGTGTCAAGCCCAGGTCATAATAAATCGGGCTCATAATAGTATAGTAAATCTTGGTTATCAGAGCGTGCAGAACATCCGCCGCCCTCTGATCCTTCGGTGTTATAGTGCCGCCGCTTTCGAGACCTCTTTGCGAAGCGTAGCAATCAATGTCGAAAGATGACACGCTTGATTGATCAAAGCTATTGCCTTCGCTTTCAGGGAAGTTCGAGCTTGACCAAACTACGTTTGCAACACCGGGGTTGAACTTGTCAACCTCTACCGTCCAAGGGTCGAAACGTTCTCTGACAGTTCGCCATCCGGCTCCGCCTAACGCAATCTGGTTTGCTGATTCTGCCTTTAAGGTTGTTTCAATCGCTTTCACCACCGTATCAAAATACATGTTTGTTGAGGGCAGTATCTGGCCAAGTCCCAACCCGATTGACTTGTTCCATGTAAAACCTAAATTTTGCCCATACTGAAGATTAAACACTATTGGCAAGCTCCTGCGCTAAAATCCCTACTGCTAAATCAGTGATGTTGTTTCCTTCCTTGTCCTTCATGGCCTTTATGAGAATTGGTGTTACATCGTCATCGTCGTAAATGACAAGATACCATACATTGCTGATTTTCTTTAACTCTTTTTTGTTTTTTATTATTTTGAGCAAATATGCAATGTCGGTTAGATTGTCCAGCCTTGCATCGTTGGTAAGCAAAGGATTGGTAGGCACACCGTCACTGCCACGCATAGCGTCCCCATCAAGCCCTGCAACATCTCCTACGATTGTAGATAAAATAGCATCATATTCGTTAGGCACAGCAAAGCCCGTAGCCTTGTAATCGTTTAAGGTCTGTGACGGCGGATTCTCATTTGCTCTTGATGATATCGTGGCATCCAGGTTGTCCGGATAACCGCCAAGTATAATTTTACCCGCATGTTCTTCTGTTCCGTTATCGGCAATATATAAATACTCCTTAAGCGTCGATATGTCCGGGTCAAATTGATACTTAAAATATCCGGTTGATACTATCTCCGTCATTGACGCCTCATCCACATCCTTGGAATTATCAGCCAGGTCATAAATATCAATAGTCACCGTGTCACCAACAGCAAATCTTGTTATAATATATGGATTTTCCGCACTTAAATATCTCATAGGATTACCTCACTGTCTACGTTAATAGATATCCGTTTTAGTTTTATAACCCAGGTTATTTTTTGGGACAGAGTAAATTTCTTGTTGTAGGTTTGATAGCCTGCCTTTGTTATTGTTAATGCGTGAGGGCTATAGCTCTGTAAAGTGTCTCCATTATCTTTATCGTAATGTCCATAGCTAACTGTTTGTTCCGCTATTTCTCCATCTATATTAGTTGTTGTTTCAAACCCTTTTTGTTCTGTTATGTTACCCTCTTTATCTTTTACAATTACGGACACACCGCTTATCGAATTACCCTCTTTATCCGTTACTTTTAAATTAAATGTATATTGCCGATAAAGTTTTGCAGTTTGTGGATCACAATAACGCATCTCTCCCCAATCCGGCGTAGTGGCCTCTATATCAGCATCTATTATATAAATATTAGCGCCGGAATTAGACCAGGTACAGCTCGTATTAAACAACACAGTGCTTGTTATGCCTCTAGCAACAACATTTTTTACTATTATATCTCCTGTGCCGCCCACACCAAATATTTGAGTAGTACCCCAAACATTTATTTTGTCCGCACTTATAGGCGTGCAACCCAGAAAAGCGTATGGCTTGCTTCCGCTAGAATTCATAAAAAAATCAATATTATAATAATCTAAATTTGAGTACAAAAAAAACGTATGTAGAAAATAACATGAGACTACCTTGCCATATTTTATTTGGCTTGTAGACCTGGTTGCAGTTGATAAAATTGATGAAGCATATAAATTAACCGTTCCGGACGTTGCAGAAAAAACCCTGTGAAAATTAATTGAGCATAAATCATTTATCACACATCCTTCTTTTGTTATCTTGCTATCCCAAGACACCAAGGTTCCTAGATCGACAACTGCATCAAGAGCAACCGTTATAAGATATGTCGTACCGGTAAATATATCCGGGAATTCTATTTGCTTATTTGTGTCCTTGAAATAAGTCGCGGTGACACCGTCGCCTATGGCTATCAAACAATTAATTTGAAAAAAATTTCCTCTGTTCCAAAAAACACCCCACTGATTTTGCCTTATTGTCAAAGTTCCCGAACTAAAACCGTTACAGTCTACGTCCGTTATTGTTTTAAACCATTTCGTTGTGGTAAAAGTACCGTCTGCTTCTGTTGTTAGCGTTTCAGACAATGCCCCACCATCTTTATCTGTGCCGGTTACATCAATAGTGTCCCCGACCCCTGCGCCCGAACTTGCAAGGATGAAATCTATTTTAAGCGATAGCTCATCAGACGGTTGTATCTGTGTTGATAAGGTTATGTTTGTGGTAGGTGTGCCAGACCATAAATCAAGGGTGCCTGCCTTGTCCGCTGTATGTAAATCAGTAAAATTACAGGGAGTAACCGCTGAGTATCCTGTTACCGTTGTTTTGTTATTACTAACACTATAGGTAATTCCCATTTTACAACTTCTCCAATTTACTCAAGAGTTCTTTCTTTTTATCCAGCCTGCTTTGCGTCTCTGTTATATCAGGTATCATTACATTATGTTCGTCTATCAATAATAAAACACAATCAGGATAGGCCCCTTTTTCTATTAATTGCGGAAAAGCATCCATCTCTTTTTCCAAATCCGTTATTTGTTTTTTTAGTTTGTCCAGGTGTATTTCATCCACAACGAGTCTGGTTTGCTTAATTACATTTGGATCATCTGTTTTTTCATATGTTGTTGTCATTTCACAGCCTCGCTAATTGTCGAAAGTTGGTCATTATAACATTCCGCTTGTATTTTGTTCCGAGTTTCCGCCGCCATCATTGCCTTGTGAATGAGTGTGCGTTTCAACGTCTTTACTATTGACCGACAAGGCGGTTGACGCATTGATAACAGGCGAATCAATCTGAACGGACACGTCAAGGCTGCCGATTATATCCACATCATTATTTATGATAGTTTTTGCGCTCGTTATTTCGGTATTGCCGGTTGTTTCTACTTCCAGCAATCCTGAAGGATGCGCGGTTATGGTCACGCTGCCATTGTCAACAAAGATAGTTCCGTCTTGTTTCAAAAAGATTTCGGACTTGACGGTATCTCCTGCCTGATTCGTACTGTAAAGCTTGCGCTCACCGTGTATGGCCTCCGGAGTTATTTGTTGGTCATTATAAGCCGCCGATATCAAAAAGCCCCGGTCACGGCCAACCTGAATATTTAAGGTTTTGCAATTTTCAGGCGGCGCAAAGTCCTCATTACACGGGCCGAAAACCTGAACCGTTCTTTGGTCGTCGGCAAACTCCTCAACGCTTGAAAACTGCGCATCCGTGCCGGAACCTGAAAGTTTAGCAATGAATGATTTTATAACCTTTCCTATTCGTCCCATGGAAATACCTCCGGAACCGTACCGCTATATGCCTCCGGTATTGTCAGTCCAAGTTCAACCGTTTTTGCATCTGCGGTTGATTGAAAATTGACAGATTTAATTAATAAAACATACGGCTTATAAATCATAATAGATGGCGCATGAACCAACACAAGCTCATTCTCTACCCATAATTGACCGTCAGGCCGTAACCATCCCTCATAGCCTATCGGAGTATTGATTGATCCTGCAACATCAGACGTTAGTGTCCAGGTGGCAACATCCTTAATGTTTCCCTGATTTGTGTCGTTTCCCCGTATCGATTTGGGCCGTATCACTAAAACCGAATTGTCTATGAGCTGCGCAAAGTTGTCGTTCTTACCGGCTTCTTGGCCGAAAACATCATACTTTGAGAATTTCTTTGTGCCATCGTAAGAGGCTGTTGATATAAGGATTCCCTGTTGTCCCTCGATCAGCTCGGCAACCGGAGCGCCGGACATCTTAGCCCGCCTGAAAAGCAGCTTTCCTTCCGGATCCTGACTCATCAAAAGGCTGCGCTGTATCGATAGGTTTTGCAAAAAGTTAAAGACTGTTTCGGTCGGCGAACTCGGCCCTGCTTTTTCAAATATCGCACCAGGCCCGTCTGGAAAAGATGTTTCTATACCGAACTTACCAACAACCACGTCGGCAATTTCATCAAGGGCTGCTTTCTGAAACTCCATGGTATCGTCTTTTTCAAATGTGCAATCAACCAAAACGCCGGTTTTGCTACGCCCCTGGACATTAACCGAGTTAGATGTATCAGTTACAGACGGTGCGATTTTCTCAACAGTCCCGTTAAGCATGAGATTGCCGCCGATATAAAGCTGCAGGTCTTGATACGCAAATGGCCTGAACAAATCCCGGTACATCTTTGTGTTCGGAAAAAACGGCACGTTAAACGAAAAGCCATTGCCTACATTATCCATCGTTAACAAAACAGACTCATCCGAAAACTGTTCAATCCTTTGACCGTCAAGTATTATGGCCGTTTGATCAGGCGTGTCCGCTTGTATTTTGGTTGCAGGGCTATTCATTAGTTTGAAATAACAAATTTGATACTTTGTTCAAATTCTATTTCCGCAGTTACCGATACAATTAACCTTTCACCTTCTAACTTAAGTTTTGTTTTTCTTTCGTCTATTTTTATTATTTTAATATTTTCAATATGCTCACTCATAATTATCTCCAAAAAGCATAATCATGGAATGAACCGGACGCGGAAATCGCGCCGGTTATCCCCCGTCTAAATAACTTTCTAGTCCACCAATAAGCATGGGAATATCAGTTTTATGTATCACCATACGTGCATCAGTTGGGCAATAATGAATCTCAACGGTTCCGTCTTCTTCATATTCAACAAGCGCGAATCTTATAAGTTCATAATCGATAGGACGTGATGTTGTGTCCATATAAACTCCTAACAACCCGCTACACCAGACCCGAAAAGCCGGGCCGGTGAGCTTTACGTTACTCATAAAAAACAACTTCTTTGCCCCTGGGCACTTCAATAATTTCGTTTCCGGACAGGCAATTGGTTAAGATCAAATAATCCAGAGTTATATCATCAACATTTCCGTAAAACTCAAATGCTAAATCTAAAATCGTTCTGGAATTTGGCAATATGATTGAGCGCTTTATCGGCAAAGAAAAGGATAAATCAAGACCCGCCTTGATTACCGTACTGACAACTGCCCACATGGGCACATAGGATTCAACGCTTTGAATATACGATTCCGACAATAGAGCATCTTCAAAAACCACCTGCCCCGCGTCAAGCATATCGGCTATTGCAATGCCATTATCTCTCAAATAAACCACAGCCGCCAAAACCTCATCCCTGGACTGGAATCCCGTACCTACTTCCGGCACCGTTATAGAAGTTCTGCCCCTGGTTATCGTCGCACCCCCAATGCTGCCTGTAGCTATTTTTCTGTTTGAGTCTCTTGATAGGGTTGAGGTTTCGTTGAAAGCCTGATTGACGCTTTCTGATGCCGCCACAGCCGTAGACGTTGAAAGTAATTCGTCTACCAATAATGCGTTTTTAGACTGGGCAGAAGGCTCTGTGACGTCCCGCAAGTCAAGCACATTCAAAAGATTCTGAAAACCCTGTAATTTAGAATCAATGCGGCCAGGAACTTCAGCCACAACTCGAATGGCTGACGTTATTTGAAAAGCATAGTCAGCCGGTGCTTGCACATATTCATTTGCGTTATTTAAAACATTGTCGATGTAACCTCTAAATTGAGTAGATATTTCCGCAGACGTACTTGTGATTGATGCAAGGTATGTGTCCACCTTTCCTGCCGACAACACCATTTCTTGCTCAAGAGCTAATTCGTCTGCAAAGCTTTCTTCAACATTTATTTGATTGCTAAAGTTGTCAATCGCTCCCGTCTGTTCACTGTCTGCCAATGCAGTTACTTGTTGTTGAGGTGCCGTCCCGGTTTTAGGGAATTCTCGCTCAAGGGTTTCCTGAAACTGCACGGTAAATTGTGCCTGCCCACCTTCCGACACAAGGTTTTCAGACTGCGTTATTGATAATACCTGTACTCGTTTTTTGCCCCACCTTGGATGATTCAATAAGCCCGGGCCGGTCTCTTTTGCCAGCGTTATAAATCTGTCCGACTCAAGATCATAGTCAGGGCCGTGAATAAAGACGTCAAGCGGGTAGATTTCACCACCTACACCCTTATCTTGATGGAGTGTGCCATTGACCCCCGAAAACTCAAACGCACCTATCCTGTGGCTCACCTCACGGCTCACGACTTCAAAATCAAAAGATATCGAACCGCCCGAAGGTGCTGTGTAAGATGCGTCTTTTATTCTTTCCGGATATGGCATTTATTGAGCTCCTGCAAACCCTAAGTCTAAATCAAAGCCTGGCACACTGCCTGACTTTTTAACCTTCGCGCCTTTCGGCAAATTGCTAAAATCAATAGACACTCTCGATCTGTTTTCGGTTTCCTGTCTGAGTGTTTGTGTAAGTCCTGCGTTCGGACTTATCGGCACTGTGTTCTGTTTAGCTGCCTGTTCTTTAGCGCCAAAGCCGAAAAAGTTTTTTACCTTGCTACCAACGCCACTTGAAAAATCTTGAAATTTATCCCCGACGCCCGTAAACATATCAGACGTTGCTTTTTTGATCTTAACTACAGTGCCGATGATATTGTTGATTTTATCCCCGATTCCAGAAAGTATATTCTCAATAAAGTCGCCGATTGTAGAGAATATTGCAGATATATTTTCACCTAAACCGGCAAATAAATTGAACCAGAAGTCTGTCGCTACCAGAACGATATCAGATATAAACGCAAATCCTGACACGAACATGCTTTTTAATGCATCCCAATGCTTGACCACCAGCTTAATACCAAGCAGTATCGCTGTAAACGGGGTCAGCAATGCGAACATGCCCATCTTATCATGCACTGCGGAAATCCACTTCAACCCGTCTATGAATGCGGCCTTTAGGCCATCCCAATGCTTTATGACTTGACGTACTGCTAATACTACGGCTATGATAGCCGTTGCCGCCAAAACAAAGGGGTTAATCGCAAGCACAGCATTTAGAACACCTGTCGCAACGCTCAACGCCAGTGTCGCAATTTTCAACCCTACAATAAGGCCTATCAAGATTTTAATTGCAGGTACAAATTCCTCATTCATATCTATCACATCGCGGAAGCTCTGGATAAAAACCTCATTGATAAAACGGGCTATTTCTTTGAGCGCCTTAAACAGCTTTATGGAAACATTAATAACAGATTTTAACGATTCAACTATTGGAGCTACGTCAATGTTTCTAATGGCCGCCGTAAACGAATCAAGTGCGTTCTTGCCTTTAACCTCAAAGTTTTCAAGGATTTTAAACCCTAATTCAGTCAATGAACTGTTGAGAGTTTTTAGCCGATTGCCAAGGGATGTGCGCATTAATTCAGCCGTTTTTTTAGAAGCTCCACCAGCTTTCAGCAATGTCTTTTCAAACTTTTTAATATTCTTGATGTTATCAATTAGGTTTTTGCCGCCTGCGATCGCACGTTTTCCGAAAAGCTCATCGAGTATTTCGGCTTGTTTTATTTTCCCAAGTCCTGATATTTTCTTGCCAAGATCACTCATTACGTCGGTCATTTTACGAGCACCGCCCTTGCCGTCATCAATTGACACCTGCATGGCTTTCAACATTTTTCGGGCCGTGCTGGTAGGTGCTGCAAGTCTAAGGTAGGCATTTTTCAGGGCGGTCATGGCTTCACTGCCCTTGATACCACTACTGCCCAAAACAGCCGTTAATGAAGAAACCTCCTCAAGGCTTGCGCCTAAAACACCCGTAGCAATAGGCCCAACCTGCTTCATTGTCTCAAACATGTCGGTCACGGTGACGTTTGCGGTATTAGTAGTTTTTACGAGTACATCATTGAGCCTGTTAAGGTTCGCTATCTTTTGAGTTGTGTTGTCTGAGGCAAGCCCGAAAGCTCCGAGAAGGTCAGAAGACATATCGGCAACCGCCGCAAAGTCTTCTCCTGTGGCAGTTGCAAGATTAATCATTGAAACTAAAGAGCCGATTGCTTCTGTGGATTTAAAACCGGCTTTTGCAAGAAAGTCAAGTGCGCTTGCTGATTGCGCCGCTGTAAATTCAGTGGTGGCTCCAGCATCACGGGCAGCTTTTTTTATGCCCTGAATTCGCTCTGTGAAGTTATCAACATCAGGGCCAATATCTTTAAATCGCGCCCCGGCTGCGATAATAGAATCATCAAACTCTATAAATTGTGATGTGGCAGAGCGTATGCCCTGTGTTAACAGAGCAATACCGGCGATAATAGCGCCGCCAACAAATAATGTTTTTAAGGTTTTGTGGAACCTTGAGGCTTTGCGGTCTGCATTACGAAAAGCAGTGACGGTTTTCTTCCCAAACTTACCGACGTTTTTCGTCATCTTGCGAATCGGAGCCGTCACTCCATCAATCGCTTTGAATTTGTTGAAAACTGAGAATGAAAGAGCCATTATTTCCCGCTTTCCTCTTTTAACATACGCCTGTGGCCTTCAATCCAGAACCGTAGCTCCGACAACTTCAGGTCATGGGGGTTGCCTACCCCTGGGAACCGGCCGCCGATAGCCCACAAAACAGCATCACCGCCGATTGCCAGGTATGCTATAAAAAAAGAGAAATAACCCCGACTGAAAGCATAAGATCCCGGCTGCCCAACTTGTTAATTATTGGCAACCCCAGCCCGGTTACTTCTCCCAAAATTGACATAGCTTTACCTACGTCATCGTTTTTCTTTTTTACTTCGGACATGCCTCTTAGCTGCACGCCCGTAGGCTCTTTGATCTCAAGATACAAGATTTCTTTTTTGCCGACTATTGGCTTCAAAAGCTTCTGTGTAAAAACTTCCTCTCGATATTCAAGCTGTCCGCGCATTAATGCTGAAATAATTTTCTTAGTTGACGCCTGCCCTTCATCGTCTTCCTCTATCAACGCACTGTCAAGGCCTAGATCATCATAAATGACTTTCAGCATTTCTTCTGCAACATCTCTGCCTATGATAGTTTTTGTTGGAATTCCGGCTGATTCTTCCATCAAATACTCCTTTTTTTAAATCTTGGTTAGCGGCCCACCCTGGAAACTCAAGGAAATAAGACCTGTGTTTTCATCTTTCTGGATTTCTCCTGAAATAACTACATCACCAGTATAACTGATGTTTGCGGCATACGTCGCCACGACCGGAACTGGCAGGCCGTCGTCTGCAATGCCCTGGAGAAATTCCTGATCTCCGCGTGAGTCATCAGACTCAACCTGTATGTCATTGAAGGATCCGGGCATAACGGTCTGAATAACACGAAAAGAGGCGTCAGCGTTCATCGCCACCTCATTATTTCGCCCACCCATAGCCTTGTTGCCGGATCCGTCATGGGAAACTTTAAAGCCACGTCCGTTAACCGTTAAAGAACGCATCGCACCATGAATAGCCATCGTTTACCTCCTATATTAATCAGATTATGCTTAATTATCCGGCCAATGCACCAAAATTGAACCCAAAATTGGTTGTTAGTGAGATTATGCGCGTAGCTCCGGAAAGCTTAATCAAGGTTGTAATGTTGATCCTGTTCTGGTTTGCAATATCAATACTTGCAGCCGTGTTTGCCTTTGTAAATGCCGGATCAGTGATTAGTGCTGAGAAACTGGCAGCGTCAGCAAGCTTGAATATTTCGGCCACCGCATCTTTAGGTCGCCGGGCATCTGGATTGACCACGATATCAGTATCATCAACCAGGATTTTACCCCGCCAGTTATCACCATTAAAAACCAGGTTAACATTATAGGCCCATTCCGCAAGCTTGGCAATGTCAACAGCCCACCGATAGGCCGGAGGCTCCTCACCTTCCTTGTGATAATGCATTACCACATCTTCAAGGGCAACAATTCCGTCTTGCAGAATCGTAGTGGAACAGCCATCTTTAACCGCAGCATCTCTTTGAGTATACGTCCACTGCACGCCGCCGTCTGAACCTGTTATGCCTGTGGCCGGTACTAAACCATCGAGCAAAAGCCCCGTGTATGGCTGTGGCGGGTTGTTCTGGTTTCGTGCCGCCATTTGACCAACTGCCAGCGCCGCAAATTCAAGCGGTAACGAATAAGCACCCGGTGACGTTATTGCAGAGTTTGTCCGGTCAACTGTGAGAGCATCTGTAATGGCCGTAATTGTTGCTAATTCGTCAACTGAACCATAGAACGCTCTGAAAAACTTATTGACAAGAGTGTCCCACCGCTCTTCCTCATTGTATGTTGCAAAAGCTGCCATCGTAGTAGCTTCCGAGCCGAACGTATTGACGATATACGTGTACCAATCATCGCCCATGAGATTTAACGCATCGGTGATAGTCGGAGTTCCCGCGCCGCTTGTCAGGGCAGTCACGGTGAATGTTACGCCGCCTGGGGTTGCATCTTTTTCGGCTTCGGTAAGATTAATTGCAAGGGTGATATCGTTTGCAATCAAGCCTTTATACTTGCTTGTAATGTTCGTCTGATCTTCCTCTACACCATCTACCAGCGCCGTCACAGGTAACGGTACACTTGCATTAATTGCCGCAGCTATCGCAATCTGTATGTCTACTGCGGCCGTATCCTTTGCAATCGTTACGGGTATTCTCTGCCCCCCGACATATATGCTTATTGTTCCAGCACTTGTGGCCCCCGCTGCGGCAATAGTCAAAATGCTACCATCACCTGCAACCGCCGCGCCAGCTTCGTCAATCGGAAAAACGAACACCGGAACTATGCCGGATTTTCTGAGAACCTGCCGCGCCGCAAGATGAGCCGGAAAGCCAAAGCCAAACTTTTCACCCGCTTCAACTTCGGTAAATACTCTAACCGGAACGTCTGCCACGACTGCCGTTTTTAAAGGGTCAAATGTGGCAAAAATTCCTACCACCTGTGGCAAACCTGCCAAGCCCTCCCGTAAATTTACATAATTGAATTGATTGCCAAATACCGAGGCTACTGCTCCGCTTGGCACCGCTGTTGATATTACAGCCATAATAACCTCCTTATGTTACGTCAATTTGTTGTTCAACATAATCGACACCATCATCTCTGTTTGCATCCACGTTAATAATCTCAAGATCAACGCCCTCTACCTGTGGCGGGATCTCCTCAAACCTGATAGTACATGAAATCCGTGCTGCTATAACTCCCTGAATCGGCACGTTTGTTTCGGTCGGAACAAACTTGACCATATTTGTAACCCAGGGCCTTACGATC